TGCTTTGGTTGGCTCATGCTTCCTCCTTGTCTATAAGTTCTTCTATATCGTCAAAGTCAAAACTTGCTCGACAAGTTTCAACGTCTCCTTTGCCTTCGTACTGGTCAACATAGTTATATACTAGTTCTTCAATATGACTCATAGCTTCTGCTACCGAACTAGGTCTCTCATATATTTGATAGTCTGCCATATCTATAGTACTCCAAGTATATCTTGAGCTCTAGCTATTAGAGCTTCTTCTGTCCAACCTTCTTTTGCAGCTTGTTCTAATGCACTCTGCCATTCTTGTTGTGTTATTTTCTTTTCCATTATTTTTCCTCCGTATTTTCTTCAATAAACTTGTTAATAAAATTTTCTTCAATAAACTTGTCGATAAAATCTATGGCATTGTCTAACTGCTCGTGGCTTTTGGTATAGACTTCTGGCTTACCTGCTTTGAGGACGTGTTGCTTCACAGTCTCCCAAGCACAATCCAAGTGCCACTTTTCCCACTCGGCTTTTTTAATTACTTGTTGCTTGTTACTCATTCCTCTACCTCCTCCAGCTCTTGTTGTTTTTCGTGTAACCAGCTATGAGCAACACCAGATAAATGCTCGAAGATAACCTCTACTATCTGTTGTTGTATAGTCGTTCCTCCCAAAGTACTTTCCATGTACCACAAATCAGAATTATTAGCGTAAATCATTATTTGATCGTATGTGTAAACTGAAATACTGCCGTCTACATATTCGTTTAAATAGTCTCCGTTACTTTCCAATATTTCTTTTTTGTTGTCCTCTAAATCTTCTATCAACTCTTGTTCAAGAGTTTGTAAACTGTAATCTTTTTCTTTCATAATCTATTCTTAAAATTTAGTGATGATGGTAGAAGTGCAGGGGGCTACTTCTCCTGCGTTCTGTATACAACCCATCTTTCTACCATCACCAATATTTTTTAGCCCTCCTTATATTTAATTAATTGATCGCTGAGAAACTCCTGCCAGTCGGCTTCTACTTTCTCAACTACAAATGTATAAGTCTCTGGCGAGACTAACCCCTTTAACTCATGGACAAATTCCTTATCCTCCGTCCAATGATGATCCACTCCAATAAATGCCCTAGAAGTGAGAGCATTTATTTCGGTCTCTGCTTCTTCTAGTTCGTGGTGGATCCAACTCATTTTGCTCATTCTGAATACCCCTTATTGAATTGAGGATTACACTCAATAATGTGATTAACAGTCTCAATCATTACTTCTGGAGGGCTTGTTTGCTCTTCGTGTTCAGCATGACATTCTCTGTCTATGATTTCAAACTTATTGTTTATCCAGTAGACACCATTATCATAATTATCAGTATCTAATTGACAGTAAGCCCCCATTCCTACGGAGAGATTTCCACCAAAAAAATTGCTTATAATCTGGCAAAGTCTTGCCATACCATAAGTCGATTCTGGTCTTACTTTAAGACGTTTAGCAGTCTCGAGAAAACTCTCAACACTGTTTCTACCTCCGTTCCAATGTACATAAATGCTTGGAGAGTATTCCTTTGGAATACCCTCACAAGCCATACTAATTACGGCTCTGTTGCCCATATTATTTTTTACCTCCTGAAAACTCTTTAGTTAAGCTTTCTATGATTGATTGAATATTGTCAAAGCAATAACTAGACATAGTTTCAAGGGCTACTTTTCTTTCTATTTTCTCTCTTAAATTGTAAGGAATTTCTGAGTCAATAGAAAAACTGCCCCCATTATAATTATCGTAAGGAACATAGCTTAAATTTGCTTTTCCTCCGTAATCTTTTTCACCAAATTGAATTGGCAAAGAATCGTTTATAGTCCTGACAATTTCTGTCATTTCTCGTTCCTCCTTACCTAGTTCATCATTAAGGGCTTGTCTTTTTTCATAAAGCTTTTTTATCCTTTTATGCTTGGCTTGGGCTAATTTATAGTCCTTATGTTTATTAATTGCTGTTGTAACAATTTTTAAATTATTAGCAACAACTCCTTCGACAATTTCTGCGACTAAGTTTTGTCTATCGCATACTCTCATGGCTTGTTTTTTCATAATTAATCTCCTGTTGATTTATTATTTTTATTCAATAAGTTACTATGTAACTTACTCCTATTTATAAGTATAGCAAATCTCCCATATATGGCAAGTACCCCTGAAAAAAATTTTTATCAACAACTCAAGAAAAATGTCAATAAAATACAATGGTTAAGAATTGAATCGTGGGCTACTCAAGGCGTTCCAGATTTGCTCGGCACTACGGAGAATGGAGTTCTCTTTACTATCGAGTTGAAAGTAACGAAAAGTAAACGAGTAAAAATTTCTCCTCATCAAATCGCCTTTCATAAAACTAGAAAAAATGCCCCCTGTTTTATCTTAGTTAAGTCCCTCGTCCAAAGACCCTCGAAAAAATCCTGCTTGTACTTATATCCCTCGGCGCTTGTTGATAATCTTGTCGCTAATGGGCTTGTTACTGACTTTTTGCTTGTTGATAATCTTGTCGCTAATAGCTGGAAGCTGGTGCAAGATCGGTTGATCCAGGCCGTAGAAAATAAATAAGATATTTCTTGAGTTATCTTATAAAGCTGTTAATATAAACACATGGACAGAAACCCAATATCAACTCAACCGACAAGATGTCGGGTTTCTTAATTTTAATTATTTAACAGGAAATAATATGAAAAAAATAAATACTAAACAGGGATTGTGGTTGAACTTACAAAAGGACGTTCGCCCACAATATTACAGTCTTTCAGAAAACCATGAACACCACTATCACGAAGTGAAAAATAGTTCAGTTGGACGTTTCATGTACGACAACGGTATGGCACAAACCAGGGCGATAAGATTTGCCGAGGCTATCGAAATGATCTTTTCAGCGCTTTGTCATTGTGACAGTAGGAATCTTCAAATAGTTTTGAAAGATTATCCGGAGTTGTTAACGATTGCTCAGTTTTATTCTGATCTAAACGGAACACCAAACAAAAACTTTAGAGAGGACAAGGCAACGGCTGAGTTCTTTAACCCAACAGAAGAGGAGTAAATATGAAAAATTTTATTTTTGGTTTTGGGTTTTGTTTTTGTCTACTAGGATTATTTATTTTATTTGATAATTCTTACTACTACTCTTATGGGCAATTTCTACTGACCATATTATTTGGTATGGGAATAAGTTTTTCCTTAATGGGAGTTTTAAGGAAGGAGCAAGTATGAAAAAATCAGAAAAAAGATTTATCCAACATTTTGACGAAATTATGTTAGATAAAAAAATGAATACACAAGAAAAGTGGAACCAGGTAATTCTTGCTAGGATTCACTCATTACAAACCAAAGAACAGGCTATTGATGAACCCATCAAGCCACCGTTTAAATTTAAATAAGGAGTAAACATGAAAAAAATTAAATATTATGTAGGGCGAACTGTTGAAGATGGTTTACCAAGATGCGGAGGCGAGACAATAAAAGATTGTGAACAAGCAATACAAAATTGGCTCAACAAACAAATTAGAAATAAGCCAATTCAAATGTGGGAAATAGACGCTGAGTATGATGAGGAAATTGACCAGGCAGAAATAGACCCTTTTAATGGCGGTAAGAAATGTTCAGTAATATTTCATCATTCGGAGTATAGATATGAGTAGAAAAGATTATGTTCTCATTGCGAAAGTGTTAGCCGATCATTCGGCTAACCTTCCGGACGGTCTGGTTTCTGATCTTTGTGAATTATTTTATGAAGATAATCCTAACTTTGATTCTGGAAAATTCTTTCAAGCTTGTTACCCAAAAGAGGTGGAAGCCAACCAATGACATCCTGTCCATGGCCCAGTGTCCCTGGGCCATGCGGCAAAGGCCACAACATCTAGTGGCCCTTATCTAAAATCTTAAAACACAATATCTAGTGATTTCTCAGCTGGGATCTAAGATCCTTCACCACAATATCTAGTGTTTCCGATCTAAATTTATAAACCACAATATCTAGTGGTTTTAAAATTTTTTCCCTTTTAGAAGCGCGTAGCCCCTTATTGATACCCTATCCCCCCCAAACAGATATACACATATATGTATACATATAGAAAAGAAATAGACACAAGAAAAAATATCAGTTAAGTTAGGACTCAAGACCCCCCTTTTTGCAGACACAAAGGTAGGAGTCCCGACCCGGAGAAAATTTGTGGTTGATGAAAAAAGTAGGATAGGTAGAGCTGGAGAGCACCTAGTAGCATTTTATTTGCTGCAGTATTGTGACTCTGTAATCCTGACCAACGAAAACAGCAAAGCCGATCTTATTCTAGATCATTCTGATCGTCTGTATAAAGTCCAAGTAAAAAGCACCAACAGCATTTGGAAACACAAAGGCAAGGAATATTATCGTTGGGATTTT